TTATATAAATATTGCATTCGCCACAATAAACCCGCTAGTCCACGCATTCTGAAAATTAAATCCTCCCGTAATGGTATCGATGTTTACAATTTCAACAACGAAATATAGGCTTTCGTGTAATTTATTCTCCATCGTTTTGACGATGATTTCCTTTAAATCGATTCCGCCTGCGGTTCCGAATTCTTCCTTGAAAGTACTTTTGTCATTGACCTGAAAAGTTCCATTCGTCAATTGATTCACCAAATTTTGTAGTTGGCTTTTGGACAAATCAGCCCATTTGGTTTCGCCTTCAATATTTGATTTAAGAACTAATTATATTTAAATAGAAATTTTTTGAATAGCCCACTCTTTATCTAATCCCGCACCTTTTGCTTTTGTAATAACAAATAAATTAGTCCCTTCAGAATTACTAAAAACAAAATATGGTACAGCATCGTAAAAAACTCCTCCTCCATTATTATTAAGCACTAAGAATTTTTCTAATTCAAATTTACTTTTGAAATTAAGATTAGTAGAATCATAAATAAAGATGTTCGAAATTCTTGTTGGCGGCCAATAATATCCACTAGAAAGTATTAAATACAAATTATTTTTCTTTGAAGAATGATCCAGCCACTCAATATTTCCATATCCTTCTGGAACAGTTGCATTAATTGTACCATTATAAATCATATCTTGACTTTTGGTTTCTGAAATTCTTACTACTGTCCTACCTCTTGTAAAGATTCTATTTCCATCTTCAGAAAACCATAAATTTCCATTAAATGGGTAATCACCATGGTATGGAGAATCGTAAATTTTAATGGCAGTTCCATTTTGAATATCAAATTTTTCTATATCAGCTGGTGACCCCCCATTTTCTGCACCATAAATGAATTTCCCTGACAAATCCAATCTTCCTTTTGTTCCTGCATATATTTGATTTTCAATGTCATGAACTTCATTTTCATTAGACAAATTCATATTAATACATCTGATATATGTCCACTGATTTTCCTTAGGGAAGACATAAGCCCATTTATTATTTCCAAGTACAATATCGAGAGCAAAACAGGAAACATTGTATGTCTTAATTATGGTCTTAGTACTTAAATTTACATAAGTGATATGCCCATCATGGCCAACAACAGCAGTTTCGCCATCTTGAGAAATCGAAATACAGGTGGGTATATATAGTAACGGAATTGTTTGAATAGTTTCGGATCCAGATTTTAAAATATTTACTTGCTTTGGGTGTTCTGAAACAAATACTAGTTGATCTTTACCCTTCGAATATTCGGCATCGATTACATCCGAATTTAAAATAACTTTTTGTTCTTTAAAATTATCTACGCCTATTACAATAGAATCTTTTTTATTGTTTAAAGTAAAAAATAATTTTGAATAGGACTTACCATTTGGCAAGTCATCTCTATTGATATTAACTATCAAATCATTTTGATCACCAATTGCAATATCTCCTGTGTTAGACAAAAGTTTTATATGCTTATTTGAATTGTTTATATTATAATGGATGGCAATCTTACCTTCATTTTTAATTAAAATTTTCAGATTGTTATCTAGCATAGAAAAATTCAATGAATCTGGAATCGAATATTGAGTATTTTCATTTATTTGAGCCTCATTCATTGAATCTTTTTCACAACCAGAAAAAGTAATAGTTAATATTACTAAGCATATAATTTTCTTCATTTTTAAAAAGTATAATTTGGCTTTTAAAATTTAATTTCTTTTAAAAATATAATCGCAAAATTAAAATGTACACAAATCTAAATTGAAATGTACACTTTTCCAGCCAAAACACTCACCCTACTACACAACATTTAAACCCGATTTAAACCCCATTTAACCCACATTTAAACAAAACTTCACGTCTTTGCCCTCCAACAGCTCCTTAGTGCCGGCTATATTATTCTCATACACATGAACATTGCCCAGGAACAACGTAATAGACTTCAACGGCAGGGCAATCTGTTTACTTATGAGGTACAAGTGATAAATATCAGCGGGTAAGCCTAGATTGGCGTCAGAACTACGCTGATACGCCGTTACAACGAGCTTGCCTTTCTCTATTTGGAACTGGATAAGACTAAGGCATGGCTGTTGGTTGCTCTCGCTGTTGTTAGAACCAAGAAATAACACATAATTCTTAGACGGACGTTGCTCTCTATTGATTTTCTGAATGAGCTTTGGCAACTGCTCAAAATACGTAGGATAGCTATTGACAAGGATAGGACCGCAATAATCCCACCACGAAACACCAACGTTTCTATAAGCCTCCGTAGAGCGTTCGCCTGCCATAAATAACCCTAATTCGTCTTTAAGCTTTTTTCGAGCTACAGAATGCCCCTCAAATAGCTCCAACAAGTCAATTGGCTTTAATTCTAGTGTTTGATTCAATAAGTAACTGATTGAACCCTTTTTATTTTGTTGAGTTTTACCTTTTTCAAGGATTTTATTTAAAATTTGATGATACTTATTCATTTCGATTTTTGATTGATGATTGATTATTTTATATTTGCAACTCTCACACCTTACCATACAGAAAAGCCCACAAGCAACTAGAAGACTTATGTCCTCCAGTAGCCTGTGGGCTCTGTGGTTAAAAAGGTGTGAGAAGCTTTTTTTAATGCTGGAGGACTATTTTTTAATTCCCGCCTCCTGGGAATTAACTCAACAACAAGAAACCCGCTATTTCCTCATCGTTCATGATAGAGGCAACACAATGGCCCCCTTTACGCCATTTGGAATAATCTACTCCAAACAGCAGGTAATAAAACAGCAAACCAAACCAACTTAGCGACTTTTCGAGCTTCTTTTTACCAAGGCAACTTGATAATGTTTCTCCAAAAACACCGAAACGATAACCGCCTGTAGAAAATACCAAATTCCAAAAGTCCGGAAACAAGAAGTTTGCAAAAACATCTACTTTGAAAGCCTTTTTAAACTTCCTTTTAGCTGTGATTTTAAACCATTTTCGACGACGCACATTGATGACTGTCATTGTAATTTCATCTAAGACATAAACAACAGCAAACAACAATAAGGCTATGATTGACAATACAAATCCCATTACTCCACAAATTCAAATTGAACGCCTATTTTTTCACCTTTCATCACCACAGCATCTTTAATGAATAATTGCGCTAAAGGATTTGTCAACGATATATTGCAATCATCAATGCTACCCCCATCAAAATACAACAATGAATCTTCTCGATTAGGATAGCCAATATCTTCAATTACATGAGTAGCTGGCAACTGCATATTATTTGCTGCCAAAACAGCCAACAATGGCACGATTTCACCAGTAGCAATTTCTTTGGCGTAAGCAGTTCTATTGGTTGTTGGACTTTCTTCTGAATCGTTGTTATTGCCTTGAAACGGCAAGGTGCAACGGTCAAGAATTACCTTAACATTATCTTTCACGCAATACATTAAGAACTCAATGTAATACAATGAATTATCAATGATTTCTTTTTTACCATCTTCAATAAATACGTTTACAAATGTGCCTTCTGTAAGTATCGGCGAGATATAATTTTGTGATTGTAGTTTCATTTTTCTTAGTATGTTGAATTATTGAAAATTGCTGGTAGATTTGTCATTCCCACTTTATAAGTTCCAGAGGCATGGTATATAGAGCCTTCTTTTGTTACAAAATCAGAAGGAATATTAGTAGTTGTATCATTAGAAGATACAAATAAAGCACCTGTACCGTTATCGATATATACACTTCCTTTAAACATAACTATACGAGAATAAAAACCTGTCGCATCCGCTGGAGCATTAACCCAATTAAACATCGGTCTATTATTAGGCATTATAATAGAAATATTTTGAAGTATTAGTTGCATACCATCTGTTGCTACTCTTATATCCATTAAAAAAAATCTTGCTGCTGATAAAAATGTCCCTGCATCTATAATATTAAGAGTCATATTTGAAAGCTTACAAGTTCTAGACCCCTCATAATTAGATGACCTTGTACCTCTCCCTATATTAATAAGGTCATTTATAGTAACATTATAAGTAATATTTACTCTTTGACCAGTTCCGAGTATTTGAACAAAGCTAGTCCCAGAGTAATTATTATAAAAGACAATATTTGTATAGCTATATCCAGTTAATATCACTATACCAGTAAATCCGCATGTGATACCAGTTCCAGAACTACCTCCTAAAGTTAATACTGGAATTTTAGAAAAAGTATCATTATTACTAACTGTAATTCCGCTATAGTTATTTATTAAGTTTTTTATTGAAAAACTTCTACAACTAACAGACTGACTAAATAGTCCTGGTGTATAATTAACAGTTGCATCTCTTAGCTCTAATGTATTCACATCGAAATCAAATGAAACAGGTAAGTTTGAACCTAAAATTGAAATACCTTTATCTATTCTAAAGTAATTTACCTTCCAAGGAAGAACTGTAGTTCCAGATTGAATACTTCTTGTCCATCCTCTATCAAATCCATATCCAGTAGTGTTGTTAAAACATAAAACATTTACATTGATTTCTAGGTAATAAGAACCTCCTGCAAAATCATTAAATGAGTAATTATAATACAAAGTAGTTGGTGTCCAATTAAAATTAACTGTACCGTTTACTCGTAGAACAAAAGTTCTAGTTATCTGCAAGCCTTGATTAAAGTTGAACACGCAATTATTGTCAGAAATCAAATTAAAAGACTTCATAGTGACTTGAGAATCCAAACTATAAGTTGCTGGTAAACCTGTTGTAATAATAAATAATCCATTACCATTATTGCTAGGCGTATGCGCATTAATAGCATTAATACAGGCAATTAAGGTTTTAAAAGGTTTTACAGGATTATAAAATTCAGCAGTAGCGTCATTTCCGTTTGTATCATCAAGATAAACACTATTATATATCGATACTTTTGGTACAATATTCCCCTCAACCGCCCACGTATCAGTAGCAACTTTTTTAAGGTAAAACGTATCGCCTTGTATAAAAGTCAAATTTCGTTGTACAAATGTAATTCCAGCCCCTCCCACAGTAACAGCACCAGCACCCTCAACAGTACAGGTAATTGTTGTACCTATAGGAATAGCTACACTAGCATTAGTAGGTACAGTAGCCGCTACAGCCGTTGCACTCGAAAAACGATTAGTTTTTTTATAATCATCAATAGCAAATGTATAGCTTACACCTGCAATCGAGTTATTGGTGAGTGCCCAGTCTTGTTTTCCTGAAACATCTGTCATCAGTGTCAAATCACCACTTCCTAAAATAGAATTACCGTTTATTGTTTTTATGTTGGTTCCTGAAACCAAGGTCGCTTGTTTACCGTTAACAGCAGTTGTTAAAGTATCAATCAAACCTTTCAACGTTTTACCCATTTCAGCCGTCAAGGCCTTAGTGGTTCCGCCCGTGGTCAAGTCATTAACCAGTATTGTAGAAAGCGAAGTTTCAACCGTCTTGATCGCATCGACAAGCTCTTGAACGGTGTCAAGATTAACATCGTCAGAAGTCAACAGCGTGTTTATGGCCGTGATTTGCGTTTGCAATGCGGTAATTTGCGAAGCTGTCAACACATCGACTTCCTGCAAATCTTCCACTAAGCCGTTAAGTGTTTCGATGGCTGTGGATAATGTTTGGGCGGTTCCGGTGTAACCTCCGTGTGGTAATTTCGAATCCATTTCAGCCTGTCCAGGAATACCAGCCAACAAACCATCCAGCCCCTCAATGTCGGCAACGGGAACTTTCTCACTCTTGTGGCGAAAAGAATCCAGCATTGCCCAAAATTGATCTTGCGTAGGCTTTAAATGGGTTTTAAACCAGTTTTTTATAGTATCTAAAGCAGTTACAGCCATTTTCTAAAGTGGAATTAAAATATATTCGTAGCTAATATCCTGTATTGGTGCTGCGGTCTCTCTAATAGTTAGTTTAAAAGAAGTATTCGTTTTTTCTCTAACTGCCACAATTACGTCGTTGTCATCGGCTGAGTTGCTCGAATTCGAAATGATAGTACCAAGAACCATGTAACTACTAGTCCCAACATTTGGAAAAGTAACCGTACGATAAGCATCGGTCGTAACCACATCACCAATGTTATAAGACCCCTTATACAAAATAGTTGCAAATGTGGGTTTGTTCTTAATATAGCCGTCTTTTGTATTATCTGTCTCGTTCCAGTCAGGCTGTACGTTTTCTTCCGCATTGTAAGCAATAGTATCCAGTTTAAACTTCATTGAATTGACTAAGGTCTGCAACGGAGTAAAATCGAATACATCGACTTTGTAGTCCAATGCGCCTGCAACCATATTCAAAGGAATACATTCAACAAAATCAGCCCACGGATAACTTGTTGTAGCCGTTCCAAAAGTGGCGTAACGTTTATAAAAAACAGTTCGAAGCTCTGTGTCTTCAAACTCTCTTGTTTCGGTTTCTTCAATAATAACCACATTTGGCTGGACAAAACCGCCTACAAAAGGCAAAATCTCTCCATTTACATATATGAATCCATCACTTACCGTACTTCCTGTAGTCACACAGCCCGAAATAATAGAACGCTCACCTGCTAACTCTCCAATCTTATTCAGCAAAAGCGAATAAGTGGTCTGCATGAAAGCCAAAGTTTCCGTTTCAAGTGGAAATCCGCCCGGTTGGTCAAAATCTATTCTATTCATATCATTATAGTATTGCTATTCTGTATCGTTTGCCTGCCATTTTATAAAAATCTGCAAAGGCTTTTACTTTGTCTAATTGGTTTTGTGTTAATCCGGCTGGAATATTCACCACAAAGTCAGACCCTGAGCCTGTATAATCTTCATTTGAGTAAATGAACAATTTGCCCAGGAACTTTGGTTTGTGTTCCGCTGGCGTATAAATATACTTTCGTGGGAACGAGTTCCCGTCAGTAATCGTTATTCGCCTTAGTTCCGGGTCTACCTTATCATTGAGAACCTTTCGCAATCGGCACACTTGCCCCGTATGGTTCATCTTGTATAAGTTATCCTCTCGTTTCAATCCCCACCAATAGTGAATCTGTGCAACGGGAATAATCATTGCTTGCAGAAAAACAACCAGTTTAACCTTTCTCAAAAAGGTGGGCAACATCATTATTACGAACTTGCCCCAATCAACTTTATACCACATAATTGATGTTATCAAAAGTGTCAATCTTATAATATCCCGCTTCCGGTATTTTCTTTACCGAAAACCCCACAAAATCGGTGTAAGTCGAGGTCACAGGCTTATAACTCGCAGAACTGGCCGAAACCACTTGGACGTTTTCTACACCGTCAACAGCTCTCAAATACGCAATGAAGTCGTTAAGGATAAAAGCCCCGTCAAACGGTAATTCTTTCAAAAATTGTTTGATGGCATCCTCAACAGGCTTATTAGCATTGGCAATACTCACACCGCCGTTATCAATAACCAAAGGGTCACGGTACACATCCAAATACAACAGCAGTTTATCGGCTGGGTTATTTATCACCGATATTTTCACGCCAGCGTATTTAATATCGTTCATGTAAGCGGTGAAGCTCGCAATCTGTCCGCTATCCAGTGGCGAAAGTTCCCCGCCCGTTTCACCCGCTATTTTTACAACAAGTCGGTTAGACTCTCCCGTTTCATTCACAGAGCAATACTTCACTATTTTAGAAGCTTCTATCTCTTCATCAGTAAACCCGGTATTATCAAACTGATCAGTATCAGTAATCAATGAAAAACCGTACTGAAACGCCAAAGCTAAATTTCGGTACCAAGGCAAACGACCGCTTTTTTGTTGTGCGATTGTGTTGTCAATTTCGGCTTTGTGGGTATCGAAGAGGGTTTCGAGAAACCAATTAGCAGAAGCCACGATAAACAACATTAATCTATAAATAGCCGTTTTACTTGTACTTGTAAGCACTGGAGACAATGCCTCGCTTTGTGCTACATAGTCAAGCATTGGTTTTTGTATTTCTTCAATCGTTCTTGCCATTTTAGCTTACAATAAATGTTTCTTCTATAATCATATAACCAATACCGTTTGCCTCCAATTCATCAATTTGACTTTGAGTGATAGCCGTTGCCGGCTTAACATCTTTCAAATTGTAATAATTAAGTATTACATCATCAGTTATGACATTTGCAGGAATGCTTAATATTTCTCCCGCTTCCAAGCTATCAGTTATACTTTTCCCATTCTCGAAAGCATTGAGGAAAGCATTTTTAAAACTTCCTGTATGCTGTAAGGAAAAATCCATCAAACTTTGATTATGCAGTACTTGCTTTTGCATTGGCTTTAAGTATTTTGTTCTCCTTTTTCAGCTCGTTGATTTCTTGTTGTTGCAGTTTAATTTTTCGGTCTTTAAGCCTGATTTCCTCTTCCAAAAGCTCTATTTTTCGATTCATTGAGTCCTCGAACTCCTTGTATTGACTTTCATATCTTGACTTCAAATCATCCAAAATCTCCTTATAATGCCCCGATAATTTTATGTCATTATCAATGGCGGTGGTTTCGGCATTTTCTTTCGCCTGTAGTACATCAACCTGGTATTTGCTTTTGGTAAACAAAAAAGTAAAGAAACCGGTACCACCTATAGCGGTTAAAAAAAGTGTGATGTTGTTTAGAATTACTTCCATTTAATTTCCTTTTAAAAACTGTTTAAACCTATTTTCAACGGCCGTAAATTCAGCCAGATTATTCAATGTATTTGTTGATCCTGTTTGTGCCGCTGCCGTTCCGGTTGTGTTTACCAAAAAGCTCATGTTTTTTATTGCTCCAATCAAATCAACCATCAAAGCCTTTAATGTTTCGTTCTCTTTTTTAAGCAAAAAGCCATCTTTATCCACTTGAAACTGTACTTGCTCAATATTCAAATCAAAACTTTCAATTTTAGAATAAGCCTCAACATACAATCGGTGCAAATCTTCATTGATTGGTGAAACGAGAACCGAGCTCTCAACAGCCGGAAACAAATAAAACTTCTGATCGCTTCCGTCAATAATTGCCGATAGCTGCACATTTGTATATTCTATATCACCATCACTAACGGTACAAGTTCCTTGCTCTTTATTAACCGAAACAACTGTCCCAGGGAATGTATCAACATCCCTTTGTTTTAATTTCCTAAATGCGATAGCTAATGCTTCGTCTAAATCCATTATAATTTTGTACCAATGGTTACTTTTCTACGTGCGCCACTTCGTCCATAAGAGGTGACTACTTTTTTTATAAAATAATTACCCTCACGTTTGGGGTGTTCGCTGTCCAATAATTTAGCTTTCATTCCTCGGGTTGCATACGGAATTAAAAAACTCGTCACATCACCGTCAAAACCATCATATTTTAATTTTTCAATTGCCGCATTAGCTAGTTTTTCTAATTGCTTGGTATCTGAGATAACAGAAGTGGTGAACTCACGCTGTTCACCATCAATATCACCAACTTCAATACTTTCTTTTTTGTTCGTTTTAGGATTCATATAATTATACTTCACCTTAATTCGCCTATCGTCTTTACTCTTAAACTCCAAATCATTTGACACTAAATTGTAGTTTAAATCATAAACCACCGTTTGTCCTATATTGGTAAGTTGCTGTAATCCGCAATAGAGTTCCCCCGCATCGTTAATAAAAACAGTCATAGACAAGTCCTTTCTTAAACTTTCCAAAACTTGTGCACCATTGGCGTTTTTGATAATCCATTTATCAAGTTGCACGTCCGGTATGTTTTTTGCCAAAACAATTGGGGTATCTTTCACGACTTCCTGCAAAATTTGTTTCATGGTGCAAGACTGCCAGCTTTTAGTAATATTCTTTCGCCTTAACAACCACATAGCGTCCTCGCAATGAATTTCCATCGGTATTTTAGGACTTATCTTTCGAACGTATCCCACAAACTCAACACCTGAATATTTACCTTCATACCCGAGCGTTATAACAACTTTATCACCTACTTTTAAAGCCTCTTCGGTAAGTTTTTGAACACCGTTCTGTTTTACTTTAAAACGAGAGGGAAGCTTTATAATCGCAGTATCGCTTAAATTGTCAACTGATTTTGTGATCTCAACTTCATTCAAGGAATTAAAAACAAAGTCACCTATTTCGGCTTTTCCCTCAAGTACAAACATTAGCTTAAAAGATTGGTTTTTAATTTGTCTTTCTCGTTCAAATCGGCAAAGAAATCCTGATCGCTTACCGCCGTAATTGTATATTTCTGCATCCCCGATTCTCCGATCATTTCATCAAATTGAATATCCTTAATTACAATATTTCGAATGCCAAACATTTCCAAAAAAACATTGCTTTCAACTTCCACAGAATCATTTATCTCCAGTAAATCATTCAATAAACTAACCTGTGCCGATGGGTAAATTTCAGGGTCATCCAAATCAATACACACGCCTTTAATTGTGATATTGTAATCTTCGGTACAGATGTATTCTTTAACCGTTCCTTTTCTATATTTCCCAACCGTGGCAGTTTCAACGATTGTTTTTTGCAATCCCAATGAAATAAGCGGTTCGTTTGGTAGCTTAAAAGTTTGTCCTTTGTACGAAAATTTCAACGTCATGAAGTACTTGGCACCCAATAACTGCTTTGTATTGATTCCTTTCAAAGAAGGAAGACGATAACGGGTTTTGTTCTTTTTCCACCATTCAGGAAAATGAGGACCCACATAATCCAATCCCGCTCTTATAAGCACTTCTTTTATATTAAAATCAGCCATTAGTCCGTTTGCATTTGGTTCACACTATTTACAGCCCTCAATAACATTTCTTGCGTTTTCTCACCCAAATTATTCAAGCCTTGCTCAACATTGCTCACAAATATTTTTGTATCATCCTGAAGCTTTTGAATATTGATGGTGATATGGGTAATTTTAGAACCTCCCGAAACAATGGAATCCGCTTTTGATTTATCTTTATCGGCTCCTTTACCGACAGGAAGTAATCCCTTTTGATTTTTTAAATAATCGTCGTAAGCCCCTGTACCTGTATCTTTTTTACCTCCTATGGCAAACTTATCTTTTAAGGATTGAAAGTCTTTTTTAATGCCGTTCGTATCTACTTTAATACCAACTTGACTAAATTCGTTTTTAGCCTTCATGGCACTGTCAGCAATCTTTTTATACCCATCAATAATTGATTTTTTGCGGGCTTCGACATCACCACTTATTTGGGCGATCATCTTTTGATTGTCTGTAGAATTTCCAAGTCCAACCGCCTCTTTGAATTTGTACCAAGCAAGCTGTATTTTATCAATACCAATCATCAAAGCACTAATTACTGTGTTGAAATTGGCTTTTACATAATCCGTATAGGTTTGCCAAATGAGTTTTGCACCGCTAACGGTATGTTTCCAACTTTCGCCCCAACCACTTGTATATTTCATAACCATGCCAATGACCATAATCAATGCCATTACTCCTAATACAACCCATGTAACCGGATTAACAAGCATCAAAGCATTGTAAATGACTAATGCGTTATTCCACAACCACCATGCGGCAGTTATTGCCGCTATTTCTCTCGCAAAGGGCTGCATCCATCCAAGCAATGTGGTTAATCCGGTAGTCAACCATCCAACACCCACCAAGACCCATGTCATTACATCGCCAAAGGTTTTCAAAGCCGTTCCTGCATCGGTAATTCCGAATATAGCTCTGATAAAATCAGAAAAGGCATAAACAACCGGCTCAACCATTACATAAAGAATATGAAACCATTCAGAAATCACGGGCAAGTACTCCGTTAGGAACAATAAACCACCGCTTAAGATGGTTATTACCCCCGTGAAAATTTCCCCCGATTGACCGCCAACGGCCACAAGAAAACTATTCCATTGATCGCCTAGATTTGATATTTTACCGCCCAATGTTTGTGATATTGATTCCATAGAACCCGCAACACCTGTCATTTGTCCATATTGGAGTAATGCGTTTTTAATCGCTTCGGAATTATTGTTTACTTCTTTGGTAACATTTTTAAACGACAGCGTTACTTTATCACCATGCTTCGAGGCCTGAATACCAAATTCTTTCAAACGTTCAAATTCGCCTGTTTGAGCATCAAGCATAGCCTCCGTAAGTTGGTCAAAACCTTTTCCCTGGGAGGATGCCAAATCACCTAAATTTGTCATTTCTGCCTTAGTTGGCAAAAGCCCCCTATTAACGAGCTTAACAAACGAACCTGTTAAATCATTTAATTGGAAAGGAGTTTTTGTCGCAAAATCGGTAAGCATATTAAGAGCTGCTGCGCCTACTTTATCCGATTGAAAAGTATTAGTCAATACAGCATTAAACTTTTCATATTCTGCCCTGGCATCAATAACTTTATTTGTAAATGACCATATCGCAGTAACGGCGAAAACAGTTGCCAAAACACTTTTAAGTTTACCCATCGTACTAGTTAAGGAATTCGATGTTTTCTCAACATGTTTCATGGAGTCATTCAGTCCGTCCACTTTTTTGTCAGTAATGCCTACACTAGCCGCTATCGAATGAAGCGTAGAGCTGGCGTAGTCTTTCATGTTGATTAAAAATTCGTAGGCGTTCATGTCGTATTTTGAGAGGATTCTTTTTCTTTAGTTCGGATATAATGCAAAGTTTGAATTTCTTCACACCAAGCCCTATCACTTAATTTGTGTGGTTTCCTGATATGCATATAGTATTTTAAGTACGCATCCAGCAACCGTATATTGATATACATTTTTCCCTCTGGAGTTGTTTTAACATACTCAAAGGATGAGGCGTCATTAGTGTCAATGACTGCCTCATTTAAAGCTTTTTTAGCCTTGCAATTCTTTTGTTTTGCAGTTTCTCAATGGCTTGATACAACGGGAACCGAATTGCGGCGTTATCCCTGTCGTTGAAAGCTTCGTTTTTTTCAAGGCAAACCGCTTCAAATAATTTTTCTTGGGTCACAAAAGGTTTGTCTCCTGGATTCTTCCTTTCGGCAATCGAAATATCACTACGGGTAATTACCCTCACTTTACACACAGCTTCCCCAATTGTAATTGTGGAAACATTTCCATCCGTAGTAATTTCAGCCTCTTCAAAATCAAAGAAATCTTTCATCTCTTTACGAGCTGGTAAGAAGTACTCATCTACCGTTTTAATTTCTTGATCCCCTCCGATGAATAAGATGTTAATCATTTCCTCCCCAAAAGCAGAATTACCACCTTTTTGCATGGCAACAAATCCTCGTTTAAAATCTTTCATTTTTGGTTCACGTAGATAAGCTATTTTGTCATCTACCGGAAGTTCGTAAACGCCTCCATACTGTAATTTCCATTCTGCTATTTGCTTTTCAATATTTTTGCTCATTTGTTTGTTTTTTGATTGTTGTTTTAAAAAAAAGCCACCCATCAGCTGGATGGCTTTACATTCTTTTTTTCGTCACCCTGAGCGAAGTCGAAGGGTTATTGTTGATGTTTTACCTCCAAAAATAGAATTGGCAATTCCACAAGCATATTACTGTCGCCTTGTTTCATACCTTTTTTATACTCTTTAATCTCACAAGTAGAAAGCACATCGGTAACTGTAGCACCGCCATCATTTGGGGCAAAACTCCAAATAATATCAAAGCTTAAAGCCAAAATATCTTTATTGGGAGCGTCGGCGATCATTGCCTCAACTTCGCTTTGCCACAAGACTATTTTACCCTCAAAATCTTTGTTTCCTCGGGTAATTTTATGACCAATAGCACCACGCCCTCTCAGCACTTTTTTTTCTTGTTTTCCAGAATATTCAACCTCGTCGATTCCTTCTATAATTCGACCGCCAATAGCGATTGAAATGTCGTTCCAGGAATAATTTTTACTACTATAGTCCGGCATATTACTCTAGTGTTGTGGTAAATCCAATGTTTACCGTTATGAAATCAGAATAGCCTACAGGAAGCAATTGAAGGGCTACGTTAACATTGTTCGTTTGCGAAACATTTTGATTTTCATCAATGAAAGCTTTTACACCTGAAAGCTTGCCAGCCTCAACCATGTTGGATTTAATTTGGCTTTCAATTCCGTTTTGCCATGCTTTAATGATTGCCGGATGAATGGTTCCCGCTTCGGTTACTGGAATTTCGTCCGACAGTTCTTGAACCAATGTGGTGTAAGCTGTTATAACAGCTTCATCCATTACCAAACCCCTTGCAAGGCTATTAAAGTCGTCTGTAGGCAAAGTCAAAGTTTTATCACCTGTAAAGTAAAAACCGGATAAATTGGCAAAGCTTCGCATAAAGATGTAATTCTTAGCGTCTATCGCATTCCAGGCAGTGTCCAAAGTGGAAACCGCTTCACCATTGGTAAAATAAGCGGCAAAAGGTTCAATTGCACCGTCTTTCACACGGCTTAACTTTCGTTGCGTTGGAATATTAGCCATACGCCCAAGAGCCAAACCAATTGAAGCTTCTTTCGAACCGTCAGTATTGGCAATAAGAATCGAAACTTTATTGTAGTTTGTTGTAGCGTAATCTTTTAAATTAGCTACCGTACCGTCAAATTTATTGCCTGATATAATCACTCTCACTGGAAAATACCTGTCGGCAAAGTCCTGAGCCAAAGCCTGGGCTTTTACAACTGCCGTATGCACGTCAGCATCCAAACCTTCGGTAATTGTTTCGCCAGTTCCCGACTTTTTTAAAAGTCCTAAAATTCTAATTTTACCTTGGGCATCGCTCAACAACTTTTTAGCGTATGCTTTAGTTATGTCAGCCTGATCGGTTAACGTGATTGTCGAAGCAACCAGCATGAACCACAATTCAGCTCCTTTTTTTGCTTCCGCATAAAAAGCCGCAATCTGTTTGTAGGCGAAATCGTTGGTACCACCTTCGGTAATTCCTAAATTAATCGCTTCATCCAATGAAAAGATTTGGTAAGAAGTACCTACAGTTACTTTATTAGCTCCCGCAACGGTTACACCTGTCAATACAAATCCGGGTATCTTTTGGATGTCTGCCTGTGACAACTCTAGACCATTGCTAGAGATGTTAAATTGTACATTTGGTAAACTCATATTACTTTAAATGTTTTAAGAATAAATGTTGTCACACCCCCCAGGAATAACCCGACTAAAAAAGCGATTAGAATATTAAATAGGGTGTAACCTGTTTTCTTACTTTGGTTACCTACATCGCTCCGGGCGGTGGCTCGGATTTCTTTCTGTAATTCTTTCTTTATTTTGGCAACTATAGCGAGACTGTCGCAGGTTGCCGTTACCGTTACCGTGTCGTGTTTAATTATAAGTTTAGCGGTAGCGTTCCCGTTTTTCTGGGTAAATGTTTTGGGCTTTGAAATACTGTTTAAACCCTTTTTAAACACCAGTTCCGAGACGGGAATTTTTAGGCTTGTTTCAGCCTTTGGGGCAAAAAGAGTTGTATCCCTGTAGGTTTCTTTTTGCTGAATAATTGTTTCGGCTGTCGAAGTGCTTTTTTGAGTTTCCTGCCGTGATGTTCGGCAGGAAGTCAAAAAACAACATAAACAAACCAATACAAGCACAATTGTTTTATACATCTTTATACTCTTTTTTGGCGTCAAAACTCGGACATGCTTTTTTTACATTCGGGAAATCCCTGTGTCCTTGAATAACGGCGGTTGGAAATTTTTGTTTTAAGGCTGCGAGCAGCTTTAAAAGTGATGCCTTTTGCTGTGGCGTTCGGGTGTCTTTTGGAACATTTGAAGCGTCAACACCTCCTATGTAGGAAATATTGATTATTTGACTGTTAAACCCTTTTACACCGTTAGAAACTTGCTCAATCGGTAATAAGTTTACGACCTCGCCATCTGGCTTAACAATAAAGTGGTAGCCGGGCATTTTCCAACCTAAATGATCTTTCCAATAGCTTTGAATTGCGCTAATGCTCGTGTTTTGAGAAGTGGCGGTACAATGAACGGCTAAATACTTTATTGGTCTCATCTATTCCTCTTCTTTAGTTTCCTCAACAACTTCAATAAGCTTTGGATTTTTGTGCGTTGTAGCTACATCATCATCACTTAAAGACTTTGCGTGGTCGGTTGCATATTTCTTTGTTTCAAATAGAAACTCATCAGAAGTGCTATACACTACCTTTTTTTTAGGATTGGCGGTAAAGTAGACTTCTACTTTACCGTCAAGTGTTATTTTCTTTCCTGCCATTTTTTAAAGAATTACACCTAAATATTTAGGATTGTTAGCACGAATTTTTCCAACTAAGGCTCTTTGAGCAAATGAAATTTCATCAGCTTGAGTTGCAGCAGCTCCAAGAGTTGAAAACATCTCAGTATCTCCAAAACTTCTGAAAACTTCAGTAGAACACCAAGTGAATGTTGAACGCTTGTCTGTTGCTTCTTTTACAGCTCCGTAAGGCTTTTTAACATTGGCACTTGTGTAAAGAGGGTTTTGGCTGTATCTAAACACTTTGAAACCGTACATTTTTCCTTCATCAAGGATTTGTTTGTAAAGTTTTTTGTCTTCTTTCTTAATACGCGCCATGTGTTCAACTGAAATACAGATGTTCAAGTCTTCGATGACATCAAGGCCGTTATAAAAAGCCTCCATATCTATAATTGCATCGATTACCGAAGCATCATCAGCAATAGCCATAATTTTATTAAATTCATTATCGGCTGATGGCGTCCAGGCATAGGCTGCTCTTTTACCCATATTTTTTGCCAATGACGTTTTGTGCCTGTTAATGATGGATGCTCTTCTGTTATATTGCAATTCAACTTCTTGCAATTTTCTATGACGTGTTCTGTCAGTCGAGTACGTTTTTAGGACAACCTCATTCGGTATGTCACTAATATCTGCCAAAGGCAAATCATCCTCATTACCTGAGAAATAATCCTCATGTACATCTGGTTCGATTCCTGCCTCAGCAAGGTGTAATTTATTGTTTTCTACATACTCAGACATATCTACTGATGCAAAAACAAAACTTGTATTAGGGATTGGGTTTTCTTGAATACCTGCAACCCACACTTCTTTTTGTAAATCTGCCATATCTATTTTTTATAAATGGGATTAATTAATTATTTACCGGATTTGTATCTCACACCAGCTTGATAATCTTTTGCCAATTGAGCATACTTTGCGGGTTCGTCATCTCTGATTTTTGCGAGCTTCACGGCATCGAATCTTTGCAAATAATCAAAAGATTCTTTAGTGTCAGCCTCAAAGGCTCCAGTTCCATTTTTACCTGCCAAAACAACCTCCTTAACTTTCGTTTGATTTCCTCCCTGACCGTTAGCCGCTTCTTTGTCCTCAATCAATTTGGTCAGAACAACAGTTTGCCCGTCATGATCGTTTTCAAATGCTAAAATTTGGGAAGCTTTCAAAGCCTCAGGAATTAACCCTAATGACACCGCTTTTTCTACCAAAGCAGTTGCAGACGACAAACGGATTCCTTTGATTTCCGTTTCAAGATCAGTCGCTTTTTTATCGGATTGCTCTTTGGCTAATTTTAATTGTTGTACTTCTTTAAGTACTGCATCCTCACCGCTGTCTGCCGACATGGCTAAGGCTAATGCAATTGTTTTTAATGACATATCGTTTTTATTTTCTAGGTTAATTTTTTGAAGTTTTAACTGACCACCGTTTCTTGAGAGCCTAATTGCGCCATCATTCCCGCCTATATCAACAATTGATATTTCAACCAGTTTACATTTTGTAACCGTCTCATATAATTGCCCAGGCAATACTAGATCAGGGTCGGTGGTAGTTGCTTTGACGTCGGCAAACATAGATGCCATACGGATGTAACCACGTTCAACTTTACCGGCTATAGCAGCAGCAAATTCATCCTCCATATCAAACTCAATGGTAGCAACTAAATCAGTTCCTTTTTTCCAAAGCTTGATACAACGTCCAATTACGGCAGTACCTTTTTTTTCGTCTTTTTTCTGAAACTCCCTTTCGTGCATAAACAGCACTACTGGGTTACGCATATATTGTGTATAATCGATTCCATCGGTTAAAACACGGTAGTAGAATTCGTTTACATTTTCGGTGTTGATTATAAAATCGTAAGTCATTTTACAATGGATTCGTTTGATTTGTGATGACAAAATTGTGACGGTTTCCAAGCAAAAAAAAACACTTCTCCAAGGCTTGTATTGTTTTCGTACAAGCTTTGTATCAAATTCATACAAGGCTTGAAACCCTTTTTTTTCAAGGGGTATTATATGTAGAAATTTGCCTCATGACTGATATACTTTTAGACGACACAGGCGATTTAACCATTGAAAATGGCGACTTCATTTTAGGATTTTCTGACAACCAGCATCAGGAACACATTTTAATTGCCACAAAGGGAGAATTCAAGGAGTTTCCCGAGTTGGGTGTTGGGCTTAACAGGATGTTGAGCGACGACGATTATATGTCGTTTTTGATTGACGCCAAGAAAAACCTTGAGTACGACGGTATGAAAATTAATAACATAAAGTTTGAGGAAAACGGAAACCTAAACATCGATGGCCAATACCAATAAAACCAAAGGCAGAATGACTGCCGCAGAAAGTGACTATAAAAAAAGCCAGGGAAAAGATTTGTTTGTAAAAGGCTTTTCGATAACCAATATATCCGAAATTATTGGTGTTGGGATCAAAACAGTATCCAATTGGCGTGATCTATATGAGTGGGAGAAAGAAAAAGAGCTACACAGCCTTCGACCAAGTGAAATTAAAAAACTGCTTTTACAATATGTGCTAGACCTCCGTGACGGTAAAAAACCAACTCATAAAGCTGATGATTTAGCCAAAATTTCCGCCGCTTGGGATCGTATGGACGACGACCGTAAAAAAGCCGTTCATACAATGGAAAGCTTTGACGGTTTCAGTCAGTTTATGATAGTTCTGGCAGGTAATAATACAGGTAAAAAGCGTGACGACATTATAGAATTATTACAGGCTATCCGAGTGTTTTTTGATAAGTATGTAAACGAACTGGTAAGCAATGACTAAAACAGAATTAAAAGAGGCTCTTGAAAAGTACAACAGGCAATCTAAAATGATTCAGGTGCTTTCTAGTGCATCATTATTTAAAGAGACCAGCACACAACAAGAAGAGCGCATCAAACGCCTTTTGAAGCCTGAAAACTATCTCGAGTTTTTTGAGTATTACTATGGTGTAAATTCAGGTTTGGCTTTGGCTGATGCTCCTTGTGCAAAATTTCATTTAACCAGTTATTTAGAACTGTTTAAAAACCCTTTAATCAAACAGCAACGCCGTTGGTTTCGTGGTGCTGCTAAGTCTATTCACACCAATGTGGGAAACCTTACTCACCTTAAGGAAAATAACGAGGTAAATTTTGCCTTAATCATAGGTCGTACACTCGATGCGGGTAAACTTTTACTTTCTGATGTTCAAATGCATTTGGAAAGCAACGAGCGATATATAAAAGATTTTGGTTTACAAATGCAATACGGTTCTTGGGCAGACGGACAGTTTGAAACCAATGACAAAAAAATGTTTAAAGCACTAGGATTAAACCAGCCTTTCAGGGGTTTGCGTAATAATGCCAACCGCCCCGACTTTGCCTCAATGGACGATTTGGAAGACCGTAAACAAGCCAAGAACATTGATATTACAAAAGAGAACGTTCAAAAGCTCACAGGCGATTTAGGTAAAGCAGGTCAAAAAGGGCGCTTTCGTCAAGTCATGGCAAACAACTATATCGTTAAAAACGGTATCGTTGACGGGTACGCCGAAAAAAACAAAAAATCGCCGAACTTTAAAATTAGCACGGTCAACCTTTGCGGTCATAATTTTAAACCAAGTTGGCCGGAACGTTACACGGTACAGGAATGTAAAGACATTGTAAATGACACCGATTATCACACCAGTCAAAGGGAAGACTTTAATAATCCGGTTGAGGAGGGAAAGCGAATTAAAGAAGAGTGGATCCACTTCAAAAAAACTCATGGTAATCAAATTTTTGAAGGTCTAATAGAATTTTGGGATTTATCATATAAAGATACGGGCGATTTTAAAGCGGGTGGTATTGTGTCAATTGAGAAAGGAAGAGCACATGTTCTCGAAATATTTAATCGTCAAGTTAGCCTTTCTGATGCAATGAATATGCACTATGAATGGCAACAGAAATATAACGCAAAAGGAATGTCAATCATTTCTTTTTATGATGCCACGGCAGCACAAGAAACGGTTTACGAACCCGAATGGCTAGTAGCTTGTGAAGAAAATAATGCGGTGAGTATTCCTATTGCAGATCATGCTTCAGGCGATAAACACGACAAGATTGATGCTACATTAACCAATACATTTAAACGTGGTTTAATCACTTTTGACGAAAAGTTGAAAGACACTCCTGACATGGATAAAGCTCTTGAGCATATTCTTGCTTTTGAAAAAGGATGTAAAACACCCGATGACATTTTGGATGTTTTAGAACAATGTGTTCGAAAAGGTAGGCTATTATTTGGCTACTCTCAAAAAGAAGACAGCAACCAAAAACCCATTATCGGAAAACGCAAAACAGCCAGAAGAGTATGACACCACGTAAAGAACTATTCATAAAAGTTAAAGAGGCGCTGGCACAATTGCCGGCTTTGGAACTTGTCGATTTACAGCGCAAACAATTCAGTCAGCCAAAGGACAGCTATCCCAGCTATTTTACAGCCGCTTTAATCGAAATTAAAACGATAAACTGGCAAACGATGGTAGAGCAACGGCAGGAAGGAAAAGCGACTGTCGATGTGACTTTTTATTGTAAAGATGGCTGGATGGATCAGTATAACGGAACTGCCGACCCCGAACACGGCTTAATCGAAATTGATGTCATTGACACCATTGTCGAACAGCTTCAAGGGTTACAGGGAGACTATTTCAAACCTCTTGATTTATCCAATGAGGAAACCGTTGAGGAAGCTGAGGAAATTATGAGTTACCGGCTTTCATTTTCGACAGTCATTTATCGAAAAATCAATCCAAAATTTAGCAGTAAAAAATTAACTGTTCAACCAATAACAGCATAATCATGTTTTTAGAAAAATCAGAATTAAAGACCGTAGGGGTTGACGAAATAATCAACAGGATTATTAATGATGATGATACTATTGTTGAGGAAATTATTGCCGAGAGTATCGACACTATGAGCGGGTATCTTTTTCAATATTATGATACCGAAGCTATTTTTTCAGCCACAGGAAATGACCGCAATCTTACTGTTGTAAAACACCTGAAAGGGATTGTATTGTTTGAAATTTATACCCGCAGAACCAAACAGCTTAATGAGGTTGCCAAACTTCGCTATGATGAAGCCATGTTATGGCTTGAAAAGGTTTCAACTGGAAAAATAAAGCCCGATTTACCGCAAAAGCTCACAGACACAGACGGAGACGGGACACCGGACAGCCCTTCTACATTTATGAAGCTCGGAAGCCGTAAAAATTACCAAAATGGCTGGTAGTTTAAAAGACTTGGAAAACCTGCTTTTGAAAGCTTCCAAAGAGATACCGGACAAAGCTTTGCGCATCATTGGCGTGGAGGGAATAAAGTTTATAAATAAAAACTTCAGGGATCAAGGTTTTACCGACACCACGACAAAAAAATGGGAAGCCCGAAAAACAGTTGACGGCTTCGGGCGGGACATAACCCGATACAGAACCAATCGTGTAGGACGTGTTGGAAACTTGAACCGTTACGGAAGCAAAAAGGCAGACCGAGCGATATTGGTAGGATATAACACAGGAGGTGACAAGCTAAAAAACTCCTTTAAATACCATATAAACAAAAACAATAAGACCGTAGCTTTTAGAACCTACAAGCCTTATTCAGCCCGTCACAATGAAGGATTGGACGGAATGCCAAAACGCCAGTTTATGGGTAAATCAACGTATTTAAACCGTCAGATTTTTGATAAACTAAAACGAGAATTAGACAAAACTTTAAAGTAAAATGAGTTCAAAAAACAGAAATATAGCCAGTATAAAAAAGCGTGTCAATCAGGTGAGCCTTTCAGGAAACGCCATTGGTAAAAAGATAGATTTATCAAAAGTGGACACCAACGATATAACCAAAATAACCAATTTGATGGTGGATGTTATCCGTCGTCAACGCCGATTGTGGCGAAAAGAGATCAACGATTGGCAGGCGGCACGATATGCCTATTATCAATCTGACATCCCTCGTTTTTTTCCAATGCAGGAAGTCTATGACGACGTTATGCTGGACGGCCATTTGACAGCAGTAACAGAAGATCGTACTTTAAGGACTACCAACGAAGATTATATTTTTTCTATCGATGGAATTAAAGACGATAAATTGACAACTTTTATCGAAGATCAGGAATGGTTTGATTATACACTGGACGAAGCTCACAAAACGACTTATAAAGGTGAAGCTTTTCTTTGGATTAAAGAGTTTGAAAAAGGCAATATCAAAGAAGTTGAAATCATTGACCGTGGCTTGCTCGTTCCAGGACAAAAAATATTGTTGTACGACATCAACGGCAATAAAGGACTTGACGTGTCTGAGGTGGACGATGTTTTGTTGTATGCCAAATTTTACAGCAACATTGGAATATTAGAAAAGGCAGCCGTTTACACGATTCTCAAACGTCACTCTTGGGGGTCATGGGATGAGTTTGAAGAATTGTTTGGTGTTCCTATCCGTATCGCCAAAGTTGCCAGTCAAAGCGAAACCGTAAAAAACGAAGTAGCAGGATGGTTGGAAGAAATGGGGAGTGCGCCTTATGGAGTTTTTCCGCTAGGTACCGAAATCGACATTAAAGAAAATAGCAAATCAGATGCCTTTAACGTTTTCTATCAAAAAATACAAGCCTTAGACAAAGAGCTTTCCAAATTGGTTTTACATCAAACTATGACTACCGAAAACGGAGCAAGCAAGGCGCAAGGAACCGTACACGAAAACACTCTGGAAGAGGTTATCAAATCGGATAAAAAGAAAATGCTTTCATTCCTGAATAAGCGTTTGGTTCCGGCTATGCGCAAACTGGGTTACGCTATTCCTGACAATGCCAAAATCACGATTGAAAAAACCAAAGACCCCGAAAAGCAAATTAAGATTGACAGCCAGTTATTGTCTAACGGCTACGTGCTAAAACAGCAGTATATTGAATCAATCTACGGTGTGGAAATTGAGCGTATGCCCTCATCTCAAACACCACCATCGAAACCCGACAATGCAAAAAAGCGTTAAGCCTGCTTAAACTATACTATCGTTCCAATTGTTGTGATGACGATCATTCAACCATCCAATTAAACAAACAGGAAGACGACATTTTAAGCAGGCTTATCGAAAGTTATTTTAGACAGCTATTTGATGACAGAAACGTATCTAAGGAAAACAAACAGGCTCTTTGGGATTACTACAACACACATTTAAGTAAGGCGTTTGATTTGGGCTATAATGCCAATTCAGAATATTATGATGAAGATTTGGCTTCCAATTTAAAAAACAATATTGCCAAATTTTCGGCATTCAAAGAAACAAGCTTCAGGTCACAACTTGAGGCGGCACTTACCGAAGACGACAAAGTGATACCGTGGTCGGAATTTAAAAAGAGAGCCACCGAATTACACGTTGAATACAATCAGCGTTGGTTAAAAACCGAATATCATCACACTATAGCAACAGCTAACAGCGTGGAAAATTGGAAACGTTTTGAAGCCGATGCGGATTTGTACCCAAACCTGAAATACAACGCCGTAAACGATGCCAGGACTCGCGAAAAACACCGGGCATTAGATGGGTTAATTTTACCTATTAATCACCCATTTTGGAAAACCCACAACGTGCCATTAGACTGGGGTTGTCGTTGTATTTTAGAACAGACAGACGAGCAACCAAGCAAAGTAATTCCTGAATTGGACATCAAAGGAGCTTTTAAAAACAATGCAGCTTTGAGCGGTGAAATCTTTGGAGAAATGCCGTATGAGAATGGTATGGGCAAAGAACTTGTAAAGGAATCAAAATCTAATGCGATTAGGTTCTCTAACAACAAAGTATTGCAATCGGAAAGAAAAGACCAATTTAAAAAGGTATTTGAAAGCAAAAAAGGAGCTGTTTTAGAACACCAACTAATTACTAAAAGTGATGATTATAAGGACATTTTAGGAGTGGCCAAAGCCTATGCTAAAAAAGGTAAAATTGCCGAAATGCTACCCGAAATTTCAGAACGGGAAAAAACAATTAGAAGTGTTGTTTTTCCAAATTTGCAATCCAAAACATCAAATCCCGATTTGAAAATAGGAAATCAATATTTTGATGTCAAAAGACCGTCAGTCATTAAAAACATTTTAGGGAACGCCAACAAAGCATCAAAACAGGGAGCAATTGCAATTATTAGTGACAGCAGATTAGACAAACCTTTGACGGATGCTATTATTCAGGAGCGTGCAAAAGACATTTTTAAGAATAAAAATTACAATTACGATTCAGTTGTATTTTATAAGGATGGAAAGCTAATTGTATTAAATCGAACAGGCGTTTAGTATTGCTACCAAACGCCTGAGCTTTGCCCGACCCGCAAGCCTGACTATGCAAATATACAAACTTTTTAAATCCCATTTAAAAAGTCTTTAAAATAATTGTAATTGAGCTTTTTGAGATGGTTGGGAATCGCCGTAAATACCCTCGTATTTGATGATAGCTTCCACGGTACGACTTGCTAAAAACATTTTGCTGGCAACTTCATCAATCACCGCATCGATGCGCCACTTTTTATTTTTGGCGTGCAGCTCGTAAAACAGTTTACGTACTTGTGCGTTTCTTTCGTTTAGTCTTTCCTTACGTGTCATTAGACAAAAATAGAAAACTTTTTCACACAAAAAAAGCCCACTTTTTAGGTGGGCTCTTTTATATGGTATTGGGATTTAATTTGCTATTCTGTTGATTGGTTTACTATATCAAGATTATCCTTTTTAAAACTATAAATAGCGTCAACACGTGATATTGTTTTCCCTCCAAAAGAATTATCTCCTCTAAACTTAATATACATTTTAACTGTATCCAAAGTATCTTTACGATCATAATCATGAGCTATCTCATCATAGCTGTCAGGATTTTTCATGTTTTTTTTGACAATATCCTTCAGGTGAGTCAAAGCAAAATTTATTTTCTTTTCTCTCATTTGCTGAATGCTGTCTTTTTGTTCTTGAGCAATTTCAGCCTTAGTTTTGGACTTTTCTTCTGAACTACATGTTCCTATTATCAATACAAACATTAACATTCCTATTAAGGTAACTGTTATTTTTATTAATTTTTTCTTGTTTTCAATTTCCATTTTTTTATATTTTAGTTAACATTCAAATGTAAGATTTTCTCTTAATATCTCTTATGCGTCCAGTGAATTATTTTACCCGTGAAATCTTCATTGAAGTAAGCAAAGAAACCTTCTATAGTGTCGAAACCATCGTTTTGGGCTAAGTGAAGCATTTTATATTTAGTTTCTAAAGAAATGCCCGGAACATAGAAGTATTTACCGTCAATGGTAACTATTGGTAGCCCTTTTAAGTTGTAAGCAATCTCAATTTTTTGAACGCTTACCACAGGCAGAACCGGAGCAAAACGAAACATAGTTGGTTGACGGCAATTGATAAAGAAATCAATTTTTGTTCCTGGCTTCCAACGGTTGGTTTTGTCTTCGCGGATGGTAGTTGTTTTTGGTTTCACCTTTTTGGAGTAATCAAACAAGGTTTTTCCGAAACACTCAAAATACCTTCTGTCGATTGCCTCTAATGAAACGCCTGGAAACAACAAATCATTTTCTTTTAATCCTTGCCAAATCTTTTCCACAAAATAGGTGGGTTTTCCGTTGAGTTGTGTGCTAAATGGTAGTATCATGATAAATCATTTTTAACATTATAAATTGAAATACTAATCACATCATCTACGTAATAATGAGTGTCGTTTTTGTTTCCATCAAAGGTTTTGAGTGGTGGAACTGCTGCATTACCTTTATATTCTGATAATGCAATATCATAAAGCTGCTTGATATAATTTGAAGCTTCTTGCTTATTAGCAAATAGGGTAAAATCGGCTATCATTAAGCGATCGTGTATTAATCGCTGTAATTTGTTTTTTGTCGAATAGGTCTTAGTGACCTTGGTGAATTGTTTTGGCATAGTTGTTATTTTTAAGTAAATTCTAAATGTTCTGATTCTTTTATTATTGTTGTTTTGAATGGGAATTTGTCTTCAGGTACTTGTTTTATCATTTGCATTAAAATTGTTGAACCAGTAAATAAAATGTGTTTAGTTCCGTTTTTTTCGAGTTGAAGTACTAAACACTTTGTGCCTTGTTTAACCTTTGAATCTTCAATTTTATAGGCTAGTATTGTTATTTCGGCGTTTAATATTCTATCTACTTTTATTTTGTCACCTGTAAAAGTGGATAGTTCTGCTTTGATTTTGAAATCTTTAAAGTTGTTCATTGGGTAATAGTTTCTTTAATAAATGTTTGGAGTTACAATGTTTTGCCCATCCATTGTAAGCGGCTATTGTAGCCTTGTTTTTTGTTTTGGATATTGCCTTTGCAAATCGTTTTTTGATGGATTTTCGAAGCAGTGTATGCGTGTGGTAGAACTTATAACCTACAAAATCAATCCCGCGAGCTTCAACAGGGAATACTTGGTAATTATCTTTTACCTGTAGTTTTAAATTATCGTTTAAATACTGTTTAATGGCTGATAAAATCTCGTGTAAGTGGGGTTTGTTGTTCGAAAGAATTACGATGTCATCGGCATATCTGAAGTAATATTTTATTTCCTTTTGTTCCTTGATCCAATGGTCAAAATAAGTGAGGTAGAAGTTGGCCAAGTATTGGCTTAAATAATTCCCAATTGGTAAACCGCTTGCACTATCTATGATTTCATCGAGTAACCAAAGCAGGTCATTGTCCTTGAACTTTTTTCGAAGTAACGCTTTTAGTATATCGTGATTTACATTAGGGTAGAACTTGACAATATCCAACTTCAAACAGTATTTTGTGTTCTCCTGGTCCTGCAATGCCGTTTTGATATTATTGGCAGCGGCATGTATGCCTTTTCCTTTAATACACGCATAACTGTCATTTGCAAAAACCTTTACAAATATGGGTTCTAGGATATTCATTACGGCGTGATGGGTGATACGGTCAGGAAAGTAAGGAAGGCGAAAAACCAGCCTTTCTTTTGGTTCAAATACGGTGAATGTAGTGTACTCCGATGTTTTGTAGTGTTTGTTCAAAAGCATTTCGTGGAGTTTGAAAATATTGCTTTCCGGTTCTTTGTCGAAAATTTTGACACCGTATTGATTGGATTTGCCTTTTCTAGCTTTGGATTCGGCAATCTTTAAATTATCAATTGAAATGATTTGTTGATAGATATTATTTAATCTTTTCATGGCTTTGCTTAGATTGGCTCGCTTTCGTCCCGATAGCTATCGGGACTACTAACGAACCTATTAAGAATGTGATTTTTTGCCGTGTTGGCAAGGTCTGTGGTGTTTAATATTTTAAGCTCAGGTGCGAGCTGACATTCGAATTCGTGTTCCAGTTATCGTAGTCGTTGTACGAAAAACTGCCACCTGAAGGAGAACTACAGCAACGACACCACACAACCTGTATTATTATGCTTTTACAAAATAGGCTCTATACAAGTCTTCAAATTGCTTTCCTGCATATTTTGCCATTTCTCTAGTTTCGAAGCAAAGGCGCGAGCCGACAGTCGAAGACGCGATCCAGCGAACGCAGACGAAGAACGAAAAACCGCCACCCGAAGGAGAACCCATCTTAAACCAAGGATAGTATTTGTACTGATCCCAGTCCGTCCAGTCTGGGACCCAATCACCGTTTATGGCTTTGGCGATAATTACTAATTTGGCGTGAGCGATCATTGCTTCTTTATCCGATTCAGGAAACAATGAAAAATCTGGAATAATAGTTGCTGAATCCAAGTTTAATACTTGACAAGCGTCTTCAAATGTTTTAATGTTGGTGTAATTCATTTTATGTAATTAAGCGGTTAAAAAATCTTTGTAAATACTCTCAAATAATTTTCCTGCATATTCGGCTAAATCAGAAGATTTGTAGCAAAGGTGCGAGCCGACACACGAACCCGCGCGCCAGTAAACGTAGTCGCTGAACGAAAAACCGCCACCCGAAGGAGAACCCATCTTAAACCAAGGATAGTATTTGTCCCATTTACCGTTAGTCCAGTCAGGTGTCCAACCTTCATTAAATGCCTGAACGATTAATTTTAGCTGTTTATAAGCCAATTCGTCAGTAGAAAGACCTTTGCATTGTTCTGCGAATTCTTTACCGTCAATGTTTAGGACGATAAGGACATCGACAAAGTTTGTGATACGTTCTTTAATGTCTTTTGGTATTTCTACCAAATTAATTGCTCCCGACGTTTGGTCTATTGATCCAAACTTGTATCCTTTTGGAGGATTGATTTTCATTGTTTCACTCATTTTATTGTTGTTTTAAAATTATACTTGTTATGCAGCAGCTCTGTACCAATCATCTTCGAAATAGCGTTGATTAATGAATGTTGCGAGCAATGCTTTTGAGGTTCCTTTTTTGGCTAGATAGAAGTCGTAACCTCTTAATGCCATGAAGCATTTTATTACATCGGCTTCTTTTAACTTGTTGAAAGCTTTTTGAGCTTCGAACTTTTTTGCTTTATGGTTGTAAAGGTTCCAAAGGTTTTCGAAACTAAAATCAGGCTCTCCAATTTCTACAGTAATAGTTTTATAAGCTTTTGACCATCCTTTTATATGATCTTCTTTCCATGGAAACAAACCTTTTAAGTAGAGAAACTGTATTTGTTTTTCTGAAAGATCACCTTCAAGAACATTAAAGTAGATTAGCACACCGTTTAAATTGTATTTAAACTGCCAAATGTCCCCACGTTGCATCTTTACTGTGTATGTTGTGGTTAGTTGTTCCATTTTACTTCAAAAGGTATTTGGCTGGTTTAATGTGTTTGAATTTCTTGGCTATTTCAATGGCTTCTTTTTTTAACCGTGCCTCGGTTTCCCATATCGTTTCTGACTTATTAAGCGGGCGGTTTCGTATTGTTTTGGTTTGCATTAGGCTAGTTTTCCGTCTAAATAAATTGATACTATTCTTAAATCGTTTGTTGATTTTGCATCATTCACAGTGTCGATTAATGATGAAATGATTTTAAGCAAAGTCAATTCTTCGTGATATTTTAGCTTTATTTTGTGCAACTTATCCAATTCGAAAAGGTTGTTTGATTTTATGAGCTGTTTTCGTTTAGCACTGAATTTCTCTTCTAAATCATACGCTATGGAGCGGACGGACTTTTGATCTTGTGTGGTTGCTGGATATAGATTGAACACTTGTTCTAATAATTTGGCTATCGCAAATACTTGATCGGCGGTGTAGATTGGGATTTTATTGGTCTTTTTTTTCATGATCTTAGTTCTAGTGCTCTATACTGTTCTTTCAGGCGTTGAAACTTCAATTTTTCTTCATATTGGTCCAACAGAACAAAAGCAATGTTGGATGGTAATATCCAATTTGGGTCCTGTGAAAACACTTCAAAGCCCAAGTACAGTTGTGCGAAGTATTGTAACTCATATTTCATACTAATTTTTCGCCTAAGTTTTTCAAATAATCTAGTTTATCAATACAGTACTGATATGTGTCGATGTCATAAGTACCTTTTTTAACTTTAAAAAAGAATTGATTTCGAGTTTTGTCAAAGAAAATATCTACACCATTATGATTCCCTACTGGTTTCCTAAGCTTCCATTCCGTTTCAAACCAACTTGCATTCCCTGTCGTTTTTTCTAGTACTCGTTCATTTATTAATTTAACAACTAAGGCTCTTCCGCATTTTGTTTTATGGAAGTCTGTTAAATAATAAATCTGTCCATTGCTCAATATGTTTTCCTTCTTAAGCTTTTTTAGAAGAACTTCTTTACTTGTAATTGATTTCATCTTAACATTCGGTTTTAGGTTTTTCTAATTGTTCACCACACTCGGTGCAAATGAGTACTGTTGTTTCACACCCGCACACGGCGGTTAATACTCTTTTTTCGGCTATGTCGTGGGGACATACTTCGGTGATGCTATATTTTTCCATTTTAAATTGAATTTTTCCAAAGTACCACACCGTCCAAAGCTTTGATTATTTTTGAAACTTCCTGCGGTGTCATTTGCATTAAAGGCTTTTTAACTGGTGATTTATCACTCTTTAAAAACCTATCAAACCAGCCTTTCATATCGGCAACTTCGCCGTGTCGATCGTTTTTAACAACAATATCGACCTGTCTTAAATTGGATTGAATGCGCTTGTGTTGGCTATTGTCTTTGTCGAATGATCCCCAATTGCTTTTACCACAGCTTCGACCTCCTTCAACAATTTTTTGAAGTTGTTGTTTTGGTTGGTTCACTGGTGTTAACCCTTCCTGTTGCATGATGATTTTTTTTGGCCTGAGCTTGGGTTATTGACTTTAAACTCGTGCGTTTTACATCTGCCGTAACCCATTGTACCCATTCGGCTTTAGTGTCTTCATTATACTGGCAGTTTTTCATTATTCGGTTAGTTTGCCATTTTAGTATTGGCAGATCGTCGCCGATGGTCTCGTTTGGTTTTACCTTGGTTTTAGTCATTTTTCAGTTTCCTTTATTAATTCTAAATCTTCAGGATTAATACCGTTAATAATAATTTTCCCGAATTGTACATCTAAAAATGTCTTTTGACGATAGTTCTTCCCAATTATGGTTACAGGCATTCCTTTTGTTATTTTTTCACCTCCTGCGTTAGATATTTCATTTAAAACAGTAGCTTTTTTATTTTCAAAAAAGGAGTTTGATGATTTTTGTACAAAACTTACTCTCATGTTACTTTGTTTTATAGGTTGCTTTGGTGTGGGTTTTGAATCTTGGATTGTCAATCACGGTTGTTTTATATCGGTGAAAGGCTTGTTTTTCTCGTGGTGACAATTCGGTTCGTGATATATAACGGTTATTGCTATCTAGGTAAACCGTATGTCCATTTACATTATATTGCCGATGATCTTCCAGAGGTATTATTGTTACGGTCATTTTGTTCCATTTGTTTAAAGTGAGTTTTGATCTTGAATCGTAGCCACTCGACGTAAGTAGCTATGTCTTTACCGTTTAGTACTACTAGCGCAATGGCTAGTAGTACCGTGATTGTGTTGGAGCCGGTCATTTTAAAGGCTTGAAAAGTTTAGATAAAGGTTTTGCCACTTTCCGTCTTCGCCTTTTACTTTGAATTCATAACCGTATCCTTTGAGGTGGTTTGAGAACGATTCTTTTATCAATCTTAAACCTTCTTTCCAACGTGGATCATCAAACTTGTCTTCGTGTTTGTACAAATCCATTACACGACCGTATTCAAGATCACCATTGGCGTTGCGCTCCAAGAAACTCATTAGTATGTCGTACATTTTAATGTCTCTTTTTTTGATGGCATCGCCCAAAAAGTCTTTTATGAGTTCTACAGCCTTAGTGCTTCGTTCGTCCCAAACTGGTTCTGTGTCACGACGGCGGGTGATTCTCATTGTGTCCTCGGTGTCGGTTACTGAAAAACCGCCTTTGGAGTTACTTCTTAATTTGCCATATTCTGACAACTTCACGGCTTGGTTGTCCATTTCGATGTGACAAAACTGCTTGAACTCTCCTAATTCTCTAAAGAGCGTTTTGGCGGTTGTAATGACTTTCATTATCATTTCGTCACGCCCTTGCTCATAGGCTTCTTTTTCTTTTTCGGCTTTGGCTTTTTCTGCTTTTTTACGATTGGCGAGTATTTGCTCTAATTCGGCTGTAGTGTATTGTCTTTCTTGTGTTTCTGTTGTATTCATAATTATGGGTTTATTAATTTTCTAATTGGTCTTTAAAAGGGTCTTGATTAAATGGCTGATAATTGTATACTCCAATGAGCCTAACGACATCTTTTATTTTGGCTTCAATATTGTATGATACTGGTCGAGGTTGAGCTTTTGAATACTCTTTTATGTACATCCATTGAGCGCGTTCCTGATTAATCATTATTCGTTCGCCTGGGGTAAACATTCTCAATTGCTCCGTGCAGAACTGTAGCGACAAGAAAAGCAGTGCAATACGTTCGTTTATTTCTTCTTGATTCATACGTTGTAAAAATTATGTTCTCTCATATCGAATGTGTCCCGTTCTATTGGTCGGCTAACTTGCTTTTCTTTTAGCTTTCTTAAATCAGTTTGAATCGTGGGGCGGTTCTCATGGTTTGGGTTGTCACGCAGCCATTTCTCCAGTATGGCTATTTTGTTGGTGATTTGTCTTGGTGTCATGGGCTAGTTTTGGTTTATGATTGAAAACTCTATTGGTATTCCGGCTACTTTGGCGATTTTTGGTTTTTCGGTTCTCTTTTTGGCCGCTTCCAAAAGTGCTTGTGGAAACCTTGACATCAATTTGCTTACACATTTCACGTAGAGCAAATCAATTTCTTTTCCTTGTCCTGCCAGTTCGGAGTAATTGGAGGACAACAACCTAAATTCTATTTCTTCTTTGGCTAGTTCCCTAATGAACCATTTGTTTACCGATGCATTGGCTACTACTTGCTGAAATTCACGGCTTGTTATCGTCACGGACTCGACCCAGTACGTCCAAAATGCTAGTAGAAAATCTTCTTTGGTTTTGCTCGATTGTAGTTCATTCATTAAATGATCTACGAATGATTCTTTTGTAGTGGTTGTTTTCATGATGCTTGTTTTTCTTGATGTCCATGTAAATCTTCATATCCTTTTTGCCAAACCACAAATTGAGTTGCATGTGGTCCAAATTTTCTTCCTTTGTTTGTGGCTAAATAACCACTTACAACTACTTTTTGTGTTGCATCAAACTTTATCCTATCCTCAAAATCGGTTTTAGGATTTTGTCCTTTTGCATGGCCTATAAAAATCAATGTTTTATGTTTAAATCTTTTTCTAAAATTCAAATAATCCTCAAATGTGTAGCCCATAAAAAAGTATGGTACTGAATCTATAACTACCACCTGTGCGCTGTTTCTTCGTTCAAGCCGTTCAATAAGCTGTTCTAAATTATCGTCAACCATGCTGAAATTATTTGCAACATCCTGCATCTGAAAAAGCTTTAATCTGTCCTGAAGGTTTTCATCGTCCAAATCCTCCTCTTTTGATACTAATATTGTCTTTTCAGTCTTAGCAAACTCCTTAATTAACTGCATGATAAAAGAACTTTTTCCGCTGGAACTTTCACCCCATATAAACCAACGTCCTTTTTTTTGTGGGTTTCCGAAAACATCAAAAAAGCGTCCTGTAAACTTGATGCACGATATAATTACAGATAGTACATTTGATACGGTTAGAGCTCTTTTTAATTTATCCATATTATGCACTCAATAATTTTGGCATTCCTAATATGGTTCTAATAAAATCCTCTGTAAGTGGCTGACCGGTTCTATCGGCTTCTTTCATTGCTGGTACTAAGACATCGTGTAATTCGCCGTAGTTATCACAATTTTGCTTTAAGAAGCTGATTAGTGATTTATCTTCTATTTGATCTAAGAACATTGAAAAACTTCTGTCTATGCTTGGTAATTCTCTTATTCCAAATTTGATTCTACGGTAATACTGTGGAATCCCTGAACGGTTCTTTTTGCGAAGCTTGTCAAGATTATCGGTTAACTGACTAGTTCCAATAAGAGTGATTCCGCAAATTTTTATAAGAGCATCGTAAAGCTCTTTCATAGAACAGAGAGCGGGTTGTTTCATGTACTCGCACTCATCAAATATCAGGTGTGGTTTTTGACCTTCTAGTTTTAACTGTTTTAGTCGCCTAGCTATTTCACCAATTTTTTTACTTTTGGTTTTTGGTGTTGCAATTTTTAATGCATCGATAATCTTGTCAAGTAAATCGCCGATAGTATCGAGAGAACCAACAACAATTTTAAAAGTGTCAACCGGATTGGCTTTTAAAAACATATCAGAAATATAGGTTTTGCCTGAACCGGTTTCGCCTATGATTATATTTGACGATCCGTTTTCTTTGGCATCTTCAAGAGTTGAAAGCATTCGGTACAACTGTGGTGTTTCTTTTAACTCCCAATATTCTTTTTTTAGAGACAATCCAATAAATTCTGAAACCATCAGGTACCACTTATCTTTAATTTTTGATTTGCCTACAGTGGTTTCACCATTTCTTATGCTTGAAATATAACTTTCGTTGACCCCTGAACGCTTCACAATTTCGTTAGCAGAAATATTATGAGTTTTTATAAATTCGTTAAGCGCTTCGGTAATCTGCTGTTTTTGAATCGTTGTAATCATAGGTTAGTGTATTTGTTTAGGTTAACTTTCTCTTTTAAATAATTTGTCTGGGTTTCCTGCCAGTTTGATTCTTCTAATACTTTTTCTCGTTTTTCCTGCTTAATTGCGATGCGTTCTGTTGATTTTTTCAGTCTTTCAGTTGCTTTTTGATCTTTATGCTGTCCGAGGCTGTCGGGAATCATTAATTTTTTAAGTGTGTCTAATTTTGGATTGTTATCGAATAAATCTTCTAAAACTCCCCGTTGCTGTGTACCTCTTAAAATGATTTCATCATTCATGCGACGGTTATAATCATAAACCAATTGCCTTTGCTGTGCATCGCCTTTCTCCTGATCGTATAAAGCCATTGGCTGTATGTATTTTTCTGTCAGGATAAATTCCATTGTTCCGATTTCTTCTATCAACCTACCGTCTCTACTTTTAGCATTACTAACCAAAATCTGACTTAAATCGTCCGAATCATAAAAAACCATCCAATCCTCATGCATATACTTTCTAAAACTCAAATCAAATGAATCGTAGAATCTTTTTATCCCTTCAATCGTTGGTGTCAATCCGTTATCTTCCATTTTATTGGTATATCCGGTTATCAAACCATACGTGCGTAGGAACTGGTTAAGAGTCATTTCCGTTTTATCTTCAAAAGCAAGGAAACTGTTAACAAAAGCTTCTACTTTTTCGGATCGTTCATTTGCTATTGCATTTTCTATTTGTGCGATACAACCAGCTTTGTCAGGGAACAAATGGCGGTGTTTAGCTAAATAATCCCCGTTTACTTGGTTGTCATTATTTGCCGTAACGTTGTGTCCTGACCAGTTTAATACAAGTTTTTCCTGAAAATGTTTCTCATTGAACTTGTCAAAGAACTGTTCTACCGGTTTACTCTTTGCATTCTTTACTTTTGCAGGAGTAAAATGTTTTGCTGTAGCCTCATAAGTAGGTTGCAGGTTTTTTAGCTGATAGTGATCTGTTTGCAACTGATATGGCTTGTACTTTGCTCCAAATAATTCTTCAGTATGTTTAAGAGCGTTTTTTAACGCTGATCTTATCAGTGTAGGACTTTCTTTTTCACCAATTGCATAACCAACGATGTAATTGTTAAAAGGGTCAAGTATCATTACAGCAGTCAGTCTATTATGATAGGTCGTAACTGTATTCCCATTTTTGTCAACCGATGTTTTTTGATAAAGAAGCTCAGCGTCCCATCCGTCCATTGACCAAAACAGCATTGATGCACTCGGTTTACTACGTTTAATCTGCATGTGTTTTTGATGCATTAGATTTGTTTCTCCGTGCTGTCCTGCGAAAACATATAAGTCAAGTTTTTCACGATAATTTGCAATTACACCCGCATCTATTGTTTTCCAACCAATGGCACCCGCAACATCGTTATAATGCCTTACAATTTGCTCGTTGTTTAAGTTCTGATGTTTCCCAAGCAACACCTCAATAAGAGCTAATTGCTCATTATCTTTAACTTTTGCCGCGTTTCTTGAACCGTATTTTTTGCTAATAATTGAGGAATAACTCTCTTTTATGTAGCGGTTTACCTTGTGCCTCAAACTGTCCTTTGTAGTCGGTAAATCGTGATTAACCTGCTGAAAAGCGTTTACATCATTACTCAAACTTTGCCATATATCAAACTGTCCCGTTAGCCCTAATGATTTGGCGTATAATTTTCGTTTTTGCCTTACTTCAAGAATGGTGTTTAATACCGATGCATTATAAGTATAGAGCTCAATAGCTTCCGGTGGGAGTTTTTTATTATTATCGTCACCGTACCGGTGCGCTGCAAAAAAATCAAAGGCGTTGCGGTCACTTATGTAATGTTTTTCAAAGAACGATGCCCTTGTTTTTTCGGTGGGCTTTCCGAATTCGAATACTAATGCATCACGCCATTCTTGTACTAAAGAGTCGAACTCCACAAGAGCATCAAAACCTAATGATGCACGCCTTAACTCTCGTTCAGGTTGGGTTTTACTTTTCATTCTTCCATAAAGTGCCCTGTAAGAAATCAATTTTAAACTTTTCTCGTGTGAGCTTACAAGTTTATCGCTCTTGATAAGGAACTTTATTTTTGCACCTAGTTTGTCGTTATGGTATTCAAATGGAGATTCTTTCTTTTCCAT